AGTCATGGATGTTAAAGCAATTTATCGTCGTGGTATTGGTAGTGTAACAGGTACCACAGCTAGCCAATTTGAACCATTCAGTTCAGGATACTTAAACACTTATATGTTGGTAGCAGGACGAGTTGGTGGATTGTCTAACTATGAACTATTTGTAGACTATCAAAAACTTGCTATGAAGATGTTTGGCGGGTTTATGAACTTTACATGGAATAAAGTTACTAAAAAAATTACCCTAGTCCGTAAAATGCCATTCCAAGGTGCAGGTGCTACCCTTAGATTATCAAGTTTATCAGCAACAGGCACAGCCCCAGGTAGTACAGTTACATTCCAAGTCTCAACTCAACAGTCTTGGCAAGGGGTTGGTGTAGGAAGTACCGTTGCTATTACTAATTGTCCTACTTCGGGATATAATGGTAGCTATGTTATTACCAGTGTAGATCCAACAAAGCAAATATTTACATTCTTAAATACTGCGGCATTGGGATCAACTAGCGTAACAGGCTATGAATTATCTTCAACGTATGTAAGTTCACCAAGTTCACCAGATAATGCTGTAACCGAAACGGTGTTGTTACATTTATATAATTATAAACCAGATATCATGCTATTAAACGATCCCCAGGTATTTCCCTGGATCCAAGACTATGCTTATGCCTTGACATCGATGAGTATTGGTCAAGCACGTGAAAAATTTGCATCAATAGCAGGCCCACAAGGTGGTACCAGCCTAAACGGCACAGCACTCAAACAAGAAGGACAAGCACTGTTAGACAAACTCGATGACGAAATCAAGAACTTTGTTGATGGTGGTGCCCCATTAACTTGGATAATGGGTTAAAAACTCTAGACAAGCACGTAGTTTTCTCGTAAAATAGTATTATCAACTAAGGGGATTTCAATGAGTCAAATCATCGGTATCGTAGGCTTTATCGGCTCTGGTAAAGATACGGTTGCAGACTATCTGGTTAACTTCCATAGATTTAAACGTGAGAGCTTTGCTAACAGTCTTAAAGATGCTGTGAGCGTGGTCTTTGGTTGGGATCGTGAACTACTAGAAGGCCGCACCAATCAATCAAGAATCTGGCGCGAAACCAAAGATGAATGGTGGAGCCAACGGTTGGGCTGTGATGTAACTCCACGTTGGGTCCTACAGTATTGGGGCACCGAAGTAGTACGCAAACACTTCCATGATGACATGTGGATAGCCAGCTTAGAAAACCGCCTACGTTCTAGCAAAGATGATATCGTTATCACAGACTGCCGTTTTCCTAATGAAATTAAAGCTATCCGTGCTGCAGGCGGACAAGTAGTGCGCACCACCCGTGGCCCAGAACCTGAGTGGTTTAATGATGCCAAGAGTATGAACAAGGGCCCTAGTCGCAATATGAGCTGGGCACTAAGCAAACAAAAAATAGAAAAATTAGGAGTCCATGCTAGCGAAACAGCCTGGGTAGGACAGAAGTTTGATGTTGTATTAAATAACAGCGGAACCATTGAAGAACTGTATCAACAGATTGAAGCTAATATAATCAATAGTCAGGTACAAGATCGCCTTGACGCCATCCTAAACCCTCTCGGGCAATTTCATACTGACAGTTAGCACAGACTGTTTTTAAGTTAAGCGGATTGTTATTATTTAAATTGCCATCAACATAGTAGACAAATAACTGCTCTTTTAGTTTAGCTTTGAAGCCACACTTTTCACAGTGTGGTTTCTTTTTGTAACCTTCTAATAGCCAACGAGGTTTGGGTGCAGGTAGGTTTTTCTTCTTACGAATACAGGTATCACAGCGACTTCTATAGTAAACACGACCGTGCATCTTGTAGTTGACTGCAACCGGCTTTTTACCACAGATTTCACATATTTTACGATATTCCATATACCTATTTAGCTTACAGCAATGGCTAAACCTTTCAAAGGGCACCTAATACCACTAATTTAATCAAATAATTATAAATAGTTTAAAGTAATCTATTTAGAGGATCTCATATTATGGTATCATTAGTTTCCCCAGGCGTCCAAGTAACGATCATTGATCAAAGCCAATATGCACCAACCCAAGCTGGTAGTGTGCCATTGGTATTACTTGTTACTGCCCAAGACAAATTAACCCCAGGCAACACACTTGCATCTGGGACAACTATTGCCAATGCTGGAAAAATTATTACAGTAACTAGTCAACGTGATCTAGTTAACTACTTTGGCACACCTTATTTTGCTGTTGATGCATCAGACAATCCAATTAACGGTGATCAACGAAATGAATACGGCTTATTAGCTGCTTACTCAGCACTAGGTGTAACAAATACAATGTATGTTCAACGTGCTAATGTTGACCTAGCACAATTAGAAGGAACAGGTACACGCCCAACAGGTACCCCAGCAGACGGAACATATTGGTTAGATGTTAGTACTACTAACTACGGTCTCTACGAGTGGACACAAGAATTTGGATTCACACTTACAAACCCATCAGTGATCACATCAACTAGCTATCTAAGTGCTGGTGTTCCTATCGAAAGTTATGGTAGTATTGGTGATTATGCAACTGTATCAACTAGCTCAAGTAATCCAATCTATTACAAAGGGTATAATAATACCTGGGTCTTAGTAGGCAGTGATAGTTGGAAATCAGTAACCCCAGCAATTACAGGTAATATCGCAAGTCCGACAGTTACTGGTGGTTCAGTAATGAACATCAACGGTAATCTTGTAACAATGACAGGCTCTACAGCCAACACAGCAGCTACTGACATCAACAATGCAAGTATTCGTGGTGTTACTGCTAGAGTTAATCCAACTACACAATTAGAAATTTTTGTTAACAGCAGTACTCGTATTTTTAGTAATGCAGCTGGTAACATCCGCGGTGTTATTGATACAGTTTCAAACACAGCTGATACACTACAAATTATTAAAGGTTCAGCATTAGGCAATGTTGCCCTTATTGACTGTTCAGCTAATTTAGGTATTTTACAAGCACCATTAGGTACTATTAGTAATAGCGGCAACACATATACATACAATGGTCCAACAGTACAATTTAGTGGATATACGAGCCCACCAGCATGGAGAACTTCAGACATTACTCCACGACCAGATGGTTCTGTATGGTTTAAAACTACAGCTACTGGTAACGGTGCTAGCTATGCTATTAAAGAATACAGTGCTATAATTGATAGTTTTACACTATTAAGTGCTCCATTATACGCAAGTGACAGTGCAGCCATAGCCGGATTAGATCCAATTGGTGGCGGTGCTAGCCTTGATGCAGGTGCATTATATGTTCAGTATGACACATTAGGCACAACAACAGCTACATTTAGACCATATATTAAAAATGTACAAGGTGCATTAACAATTAAAGGTACAGTAGCAGGCGGCGCAGCATTGGCATATCGTGCTAACGATAGCTTTATTATGTCGGTGAGTGTGCCTGGAGCTGGCTCATTAAGCACAGCAACAGTGACTATCGGTGGCAGCGGCAACGTACAACCAGCAACTGCTTTAGTTAGTGCTATTTTATCAGCTAACTTCCCAAATATCACAGCAGGTATTAACTCAGACGGTCAAGTGTTTGTAACACATCTAGCAGGCGGTACTATTGGTTGGACACAATTAGCAGGACTTGGTACTCCAATGGACACCGCTGGTCTAAATGATGCTACCTATGTTCAGGAAATTTTAGCAGGCGTAGTATATCTAGCTAGTCCGTTTACACCATTGACATATACATATTCAGCGACGGCACCTTACAGTGATCCACGTGATGGTACATTATGGTACTACAGTGATCCGTTAGTAGCTGATATTATGATTACCGATGGCGCAGGCTGGAAAGGTTATAGAAACGTTGCTAACGATGCACGTGGTTACGACCTAACACTTACAGATGCAAATGGTCCAATTTTTGCAGCTAGCCAACCAACAACACAAAGCGACGGTACTAGCCAATTGAAAGCAGGTGATTTATGGATTAGCACAAGTGATGCCGATCTAGCCAACTATCCTGTGCTGTATCGCTACAGTGGTAGCACATGGGATTTAATTGACAATGCAGATGACGTTGATGCTAACGGTATCGTATTTGCAGATGCACGTTGGTCAGCAACTGGTAACGTTGATGTTATCACAGGTAGTTTACCAACAATCAGCAGTTTAATTACTAGCAACTATTTAGATCCAGATGCTCCATCATATCAATTATATGCACGTGGTACACTATTGTTTAACACACGTCGTTCAGGCTTTAATGTCAAACGTTTTGACAATACAGGATTTACTAGTGCTCAACTAGCAACAGTTACTGGTACAGAAACTGCAACATGGTTTACACAAAGTGGTGTTGATCCTACAACAGCAGTTCCATATTTTGGTACTAAAGCACAACGTTCAACAGTGGTCGAAGCATTGAAATCAGCGATTGCTTCTAGTACATCACTACGTGAAGAACAAACACAATTTAACTTGATTTGCTGCCCAGGATATCCAGAACTAATCCAAGACATGATCACACTAAACAATGATCGCGTTAATACAGCATTTATCATTGGCGACAGTCCAATAGATTTACCAAGTGACTCAACACAAATTAACGCATGGGCTAATAACACTAACCTAGCAGTAGACAATGGCGAAGAAGGCCTAGTAAGTAACAGTGAATACCTAGGCGTTTATTATCCAAGTGGTCTGGCTACTAACTTAGATGGTGAAAGCGTAGTTGTTCCTCCAAGTCACATGATGCTAAGAACGATTATCCGTTCAGACGCTGTGAGCTATCCATGGTTTGCTCCAGCTGGTGTACGTCGTGGCTTAATTGACAACGTAAGCGCGATTGGTTATGTTGACACGACAGACAACAATACATTTAAGAGCATTGGGGTAACAGCTGGTCTACGTGATGTATTATATCAAGATAGAGTTAATCCAATCACAATATTACCAGGTGTTGGTCTAGTAGCATACGGTCAAAAAACACGTGCGGCTCAAGCTAGTGCAATGGATCGTATTAACGTAGCAAGATTGGTTGTTTACCTAAGAACGGTATTAGCTCAAATTGCTTCTCCATATATCTTTGAACCAAATGATACAATTACACGTAGTCAAGTACAGTCAGCATTCAACTCTGTATTCAATGACTTAGTTGCTAAACGTGCAATCTATGACTACTTGGTAGTCTGCGACACAACAAACAATACACCTATCAGAATTGATAACAATGAATTGTGGGTTGACATTGCCATACAACCAGTTAAAGCTATCGAGTTCATTTATATTCCAGTTCGTTTACAAAACACTGGTGCAGCTTTAACAATTAATTAATATACGCACATAATGGGAGAGGCGACTCTCCCCAAGCGTTAGGCAAAAACAAATAAATACTAATATAGTATTAAAAGGAAAATAAGATGGCAACATCATCATTAACAAATTTTACAGTACCGTTAAGTACTAACCAAAGTGCTAGTTCACAGGGCTTGTTAATGCCAAAATTAAAGTTCCGCTTTCGCGTAACTTTTTTAAATCTTGGTGTTACTCAACCTAGTACAGAACTAACAAAGCAAGTTATGGATTTTAAACGTCCAAGCGTGAGTTTTGACCCAATTGAAATTCCTATCTATAACAGTAAAGTTTACCTAGCTGGTAAACCAACCTGGGCTGAAGTAACTTGCCAATTACGTGACGATTCGGGCGGTGAAGTTAGCAAACGTGTTGGTGAACAGATGCAGAAACAATATGACTTCTTTGAACAATCATCAGCAAGTTCAGGTATTGACTATAAATTTACCACAGTTCTTGAAATCCTTGATGGTGGTAACGGAACAAATACTCCTAACATTCTTGAAACTTGGGAACTATATGGTTGTTATTTAAGCACTACCGATTATAATGATGTTAATTACGCTACAAATGATCCAGCAACAATTTCATTAACTATCCGTTATGATAACGCACTACAAACACCAGTAGGTTCAGGTATCGGTGCACAAATAACAAGAACACTAGGAACAGTAATTACTGGATAATCCAGACGAAACTTCTCAAAAAGCTCGGCGTTAAAAACCGGGCTTTTTTTTCCGGATAAATATATAAAACGGAAACAACTATGTCACAAAATAACATCTGGGGCAGTATTTTACAGTCAATAGCACCTAATCAAAACGTTAGGGACTATCAACATGCCGCACGAACTTTCATTGATGGATTATATAGACTTAGTCCTAAGTTAAATAATCTATTCCATGTGTTCATCGATGTAAATCAGCAAATTGCTAACATAGATCAAACTAGTCAAATTGAAACAGGTATGATGGCCAAGCAGGTACAGCTACCTAAGTTCACAGTGGCTACAAAAACACACAATGCCTACAATCGTAAAACTATCCAACAAGAAAAAGTTACTTACGACCCAGTAACTATTACATTCCATGACGATAGTGCCGACGTGGTGCGTAAGTTTTGGTACAATTATTATAGCTACTATTATAGAGATAGTGACTATCAAATTGAAAATTTTAAAGATGATAGCAAATATAAACAACGTCAACAACAAAATTGGGGTTATAGTCCTAAAACTGATCTTGCAGGTAATATTCCTTTTATTACCAATATAAGAATTTATAGCCTACATCAAAAACGTTTTAGTTCATATACATTAATTCGTCCAATGATCAGCATTTTCCAACACGGTCAACACAGTGTCGGCGAATACGAACCATTAGAACATACCATGACAGTAAATTATGAGTCTGTATTATATGAAACTGGACCAGTCAGTAATGGCACAGTATTAGGATTCAGCGAAATACACTACGATCAAACATCTAGTCCACTACGTAACCTTGGCTCATTAATTGGTGCTGGTGGTAGTATCTTAAATAGTATTGAAAATGGTGATTTGGGTAGTACTGTACAAAATGTTATCAATGCCACTAACATTCTCAATGGTACTAATACGCAAATAAAACAAACCCCTGGATTAGATTTAAGTAAAATCGGTGAAAGTATTATGAAAGGTCGTAATCCACTAAGTAGCATTTTTGTTCCTACTAGTGGATCAGTCCAAAACGGCATTAGCAAAGCCATACCAAATATATTTGGCGCAACTAATCAAGGTCGTCTCGACTTATAAGGATAACACACATGTCAGCTACTTCAGGCAATCTACCATCCAATAACGGGTATAATAGTACACAAACATATTTTAATAATTTTTTTATTCAACAACCCAGTGTTAGCCCAGCTGCCA